TATGGCGTATGATGAAGACCATGAATTTAGACATGAAAGAGGTACTCACTTTTATGAAAGTAAAAAATTAACAACAACTACACCTATTACTGAATCAGAAGTTAAAGAAATTTCTAAGTTTATGAGTAGAATGGGTACCACTGGTAAAAATTATAATCCAGCTCCGAAAGCTAGTAAATCGATTGGTGTTAAGGTGGAAGAACTTCACGAAGACATCAATAGAACTTATAGAGCGATTAGAATAGCTATTATAAAAGAAAACAACGCTAATTTAAACATTAAAAATTATCAAGAAGTTTTATCTGAAGGTTTTAATACTGGAGGACCTAACCCAGGGGTTTCAGCAGCAGCGGGGATAGAAAACATTATAGATAATGTTAAAAGAGCATACTCATATGTTAAAGACTCAAGAACTAGAAAACAAATTATGAATACTTTAGTTAAGTTAAATAATTTTATGACTTATTCTGCAGAACTTATAGGGAGTGGTAGAGACCAAAGAGCAGCTAGAAGTTACGATGATGTAAGTAAACCACTACCTTATCCTGAAGTAGATGAACCAGAAGCATTAGAAGACATTGATGATGAATTAATGGAAGGAGATGAAGAAATAGATGAATTTAAAGAAATGGGGATGTTTGAACCTGGAGAC